GATTATAACGACCAAATAAAAACATTAAACAGTTTACGTAAAGGAGAGTTTAAACAGGGTTTAAAACTAGACATACCAGAGCTAGACGAATATTTTAGACTAAAGCCTCAAGACTTCGGTATCTGGCTAGGACACGCAAACGTAGGTAAAACTAGTATAACTATTTACTTAATGCTTTTATACGCAATTAGACACGATCAAAAATTCTTAATTTACAGCAGTGAGAATGAGCCTTACGAGTTAATACAAAAACTTTTAGAGTTTATTTTAGAGCAGCCAATAAATAGAATTATACCAGACGATTTTAACGCTGGCGTAAATTGGATTAAAAAACACTTTCAATTTATAGACAATACAAAGCTATACACTTATAAAGAGCTACTAGAAGAGGCTCAAAAGCATAGAATAACATATAAGTATGACGGCTTTTTAATAGACCCTTACAACTCATTAGCTAAAGACAAAGAAATGCTAAAGGGGTTAGGAGTACACGAGTACGACTATGAAGCTACTACAGACATACGTTTATTTTGTAAAAAGAATAAAGTAACGGTTTGGCTATGTACACACGCAAATACTGAAAGCATACGGCAAGTGTATAGAGACGGTAGATACCAAGGCTACCCAAAAGTACCAGAAAGCAGTAGTATTGAGGGAGGGGGCAAATTCGTTAACCGTTGCGATTTTTTTGCTGTAGCTCACCGTTTTATCCAGCACCCTACCGAGTTTATGAATAGCCAGCTACATATTAAAAAGGTCAAGTCTATAAGCTCTGGCGGTAGATGTACGCCGCTTGACGACCCTATTATAATGAAAGCAATAACCAACAATGTAGGGTATTCTATTAACAACGAAAGTCTAGTAAAAAGGCTAAAACTTATAAAAGCACCCTTTTAAGTTATATAATTTTTTTGTATATTTTGTGAGTGGAAACTTGCATTTTAACTAAAATTTATGAAAAACATAATGTCTGGCTAGAAATAGCTCAGAGTTTTAGTGTCAATAAAGAAACCGCCAAAGACGTAGTTAGTGAAATGTATATAAACGTACAGCTACATATAGAAAATAAAGGCGCAGACTTATACTACAATGAAGACGAAATAAACTACTACTTTATATATATATGTTTACGTAACTTAGTCTATGACTTAAAGCGCAAAGAAAAAAAAGTAACATACTTACAGTTAGACCAGTTACAAAAAGAAGCGCAAAACGATACTTATATAGAAAAACCAGACGGTTACAAAAAACTTAAAGCTATTATAGACTGGTACGAAAACCCAGAGTATTTAAGTATGCTAGAAAACGACACGTATTTAAAAGATTTCACTAGCGACAAAATGCACTTATACTATTTAAGGCGTATATTTAAAGAGGTTTATTTAGACGGCAAAAAGCTAGCTAAATTTAGTAGGGAAACTAATATAACATATTGGAGTTTACGAAACACTTTAAAGAGTATTAAAAACCAAATAAAAAAAGAGTATGAAAATAGGCACGATACTAGAAACGATATTTAAGTACACAGGCGTAAAGTGGATAGTTAAAAAAATAGTAATAGACTTACTAGGTTACGAGAGCTGCGGCTGTGAAAACCGTAGAGACAAGCTAAACGAATTAACATTTAACCGCAATGAATAAACAAGACTACGAATACTGGACTAAGTTTAGAGCTAGCAATTCAAACACGCTAACTAAAAAAGAGTACCAGAAAATTTGCGAAATGCACGCAGTTTATAAAAAACACGCTTTTTATATGCCCTGTACGTGCAACCCTAAAGGCGCACAAAGATTTATAAAGGACTTAAACGAAATATATGAGCTTAGAGAACGTACATAAATTAGAGCAAGCTGTAGTAGCTATATTAAACTTTGACGGCTGGCAGCTTAAATGGACTGGCGAGGGTAGTAGTCATTTTGACGCTGAGGGTTTATGCCCAGAAAAAAACGGCGAGCGCAAAAAATGCGTAGTAGAAATGAAATTTAGAAACAAATACTACGAGGGTAAGCTTTTAGAAAAATACAAATACGATAAATTAATGGCTTTAGACAAAGACGTAGTTAAACTATACTTTGTAAACGACCCTAAAGGTAACTATTTATTCTGGTTAAATAATCTAAATATGCCAGAGCTAGAAACTAAAAGTATGCGCAAAACTACTTTATGGGCAAATGATAAAACCGCAAAAGAAATATACTTATTGCCAGAGAGTAAGGCGGCTATAGTTAATAGAAACGACATACAGCGACCAGAAAAAGGTATCTGGGACGAGTACTTTAAACGTATGGGTAAATAACTTTTAAACAATTTAGGTTAGGTATTAACAATTTTTTTTTGTAGCTTGCAGTTATGAAAAACGATATAACCAAAGAAATTAAAAGTAATGTACTAGACGTAGAAGAGTTTAGCTATTTAGGGCATTATGAGCTTGCGACTAAATTATTAATTAGCTGGCAAGAAAAAGCGGCTGCGGCTAACAGCCAAACTACACTAAAACAATTAAACGAATTTGCAAACGCATTAGCTCGCATAGGTATTTATGTCGGCACTATGCAAGAAAGGCAGCGCTCGTACAACGTACAGCTATCACGTTTTCGTACAGCAAAACTAGAGGCTGACGCAAAAGTAAATAGACTAAAAGAAAAAATTAACGATTTAAAAATAGAATTATGAAAAACCTTAAAAAAGTACAGCAGCATTATAATTTTAAATTTACTAACAACTGGGGTATACAAGACTATTATGTATATGAAGAGTCTACAGCAGACGGCTACTCTGTCTATATAGCTACAGAAAATACTAATAATATTTGTGTAAACGAAAACGTACACTATTACGATAGCGCCTTATGTAACGAGTTAGTAGAGTTTATAAAACACACTTCTAAGTTACACGAGACTATTATTTATGTAGATGATTTAGACGCTTATTTTATAGACGAAGCTATACAGGAATTATACGAACTAATAATTACAGAAAATGATTAAAGCAATAGGCTGGCTATTTGTAGCATACGTAGTAATGCAGTTAGGCAAAGTAATAGGTAAAAAAATGTTTCCAGAAGACTGGGACTAAAAAATAAATTAATAATTAATACTATACGATATGAAAAAATACGAAATAGAATACTGGTATTTAAGCTATCCACTAGACAGCTACGATAGAGAGACTGTAATAGTAGAGGCATTAACCCCAAAAGAAGCTATAGAAAAAGCTAAAGACAGCGCACCTAGATACGCTAAAAAATTTGAAATAATTAAAAATAGCTACGTATGAAAAATACAAAACGATACGTATGGCTAGGTATGATTTTTATAGCATTAGTATACGCTTTTTCTATAATTTGGTTTTTAAAATAATAAAATAAAATATATGAATAATAAAATAACTTTACTAGACGGTAATATATACGACAAGTCAGAGCTATTGCCTAAAATGTACGACGACAGCTTTTACTATGGAGAATTAAATAAGCTAGCTTTAAGCAGCTCTAGTTTAAAATTACTGTTAGACAGTCCAAAGACTTATTACTATGTAACTAAGTACGCTAAAAACGAAACTACGCCAGCCTTACGAGCTGGGCATTTATTTCACACGGCTATACTAGAGCCAGAAAAATACGAGCAAATTAAATTTATAGACGTACAAAGTCGTAACTCTAAAAAGTTTAAAGAGGCAGTCGAAGAGTTTGGCGAATGTTTTACAGCAAAAGAGCAAAGCGACAATAATAGACTAATAGACGCATTTTTTAAAAACCCTAAAGCTATAGAGCTAATAGGCGACAGTAAAGCCGAAGTACCAGCTATAGGCAATGTTATGGGTATGCCGTTTAGAGGCAAAGCTGACGTGCTAAAAAATAGCGGTGGCATAGTAGACATTAAAACTACGCAAGACGTTCAGAACTTTGACAAGTCGGCTTTTAAATATAGGTATCACTTACAGGCTGCGATTTATATAGAGCTTTTTTCTACGCCAGAAAAACAATTAACTTATAAAGACTTTACGTTTTTATGTATTTCTAAAAACACTTTAGATATAGGCGTATGGGAGTGTAGCGAGACATT